AAAGGAGTCACTCGATGGCTCGCAAGCCCCAACAACCAACACAAGAACCAGAAGGAGAAAGTGACATGTCCACCGAAGAGACGACCGAAGTCGCTGAGGAGCCTGCCGAGGCAAAGGTCGAGAAGACCAAGAAGGACCCCGTGCCTGAGGGTTGGGAGACCCCGGTTGCGTTCGCGAAGCGGATCTCGGCGAAGATCGGATCCGACTTCCGGCCGCAGATGGTGTACGGCTTCATCAAGAACTCCAAGAACTTCCCGTTCAAGCAGAACACGGACGGGCACTTCATCGTGGAAATCGAGCCGGCACTGACGTGGTTCGATGAGAAGGAAACGCGGAAGGCACAGCGCGCCGCGGACAAGGCTGCCAAGGAGGCCGAGAAGGCATCGGCCACCACGGCACCCGCAGAAGCCTGATCCAACTCAGGGAAGTTCAGCCCCCGGAGACGCACACTCTCCGGGGGCTTTTCTTCTGCCTCTAGATAAGGTCCAGTTGACTCATATATAATTAGGGTATCGATGAGAGGAGTTGCCAAGATGGCACTTAAGGACCACTACGACAACCTGAACGAACTCAAGGCGGACGTGCTCCACGAGATGAGAGAGGTCCTCCACGACCAGGGCTGGGTGCAAGGCACACTCGAGAACGACGAGAACCAGGTGTGCTTCATGGGCGCCTACAACACTGTCCTCTTCGGCAAAGCGGAAGTGTTCAGGTTCGGCTACAGGAAGCAACTCAACACGCTTCCCATCCAACGGAGGTACGTGTACGAGTCACTCTTGAAGGAAGTCAAGAAGCATCTGGCGGAGATGTTCCCTCTCGACATGGACAACATCCACTACGAAGGCTGGCAGATCGAGCGGTGGAACGACACTAAGGGTCGGACGTTCGAAGAGGTCGAGAAGGCAATCATGCAGATGGCCGACTACTACGAGACGCGGTACCTCGAAGGACTGCAGTCGTAGTGAGCGACGAACACATCTACATCCCGAAGGTCAAGATCCCTGTGATGTGTGCCAGGGTCTACTACGACGGCGTACTTGATACTCGTCCTGAGTCCGACCTTTGGGCCACACTTGATGGCAAAGTCACTTTCATCGTCCCTGACTTCTCGGTCACGTTTCCCGATGGGACAGAGGCCAGGTACGACCCAAAGATCACGTTCGAAGTCGTCATAGAAGAGCGGGAGGTCCCAGACATCTAATGGAACCAATGCTTGCCTGTCCACTCGAGATTGCTCGGGTGGACAGGTACCCAAACTACGTCATGGAGCCCAAGCTCGATGGCATCCGTTGTATTTCCTACAAGGACAACAATGGTGTAGTCACGCTGACGAGTCGAGGTAACAAAGACCTCACCGAGAAGGTGCCACACATCGTTGAAGCCCTAGCCAAGACACAGCTACGAGGCACCTACCTCGACGGTGAACTGGGCTACTGGGCTGGTGCAATGACCATCGACTTCAACAAGACCACACGAGTCCTTGGGTCCGGCGTCGACGTCGCCCTCGAGAAGCAACTTGACAACGACGAACAGATCCAGTACTTCATCTTCGACCAGCCGTCGAGCCTCGAGGACTGGGAACGTCGACGTGCGATGTTCGACTGGTGGATATCAACCTACTTCCCTGACGACTACGAAGCCCCTGTGGTGCTTGTCCCTCGCATGGACCGGTTTGACGAGGAGTGGTATGTTGCCTACGTCAATGCTGGAGGCGAAGGGGTCATGTTGAAGAACCCAACGGCCGCGTACCATTCCGGTAAACGGAGAGCCAATACCTGGTACAAGGTCAAGAAGTTCGACACCATGGACGTTCGGGTCATCAGCTGGAAGGAAGGTGAGGGCAAGTACGTTGGCATGTGCGGAGCGTTGAACGTTCTCAACTCTGACGGCTTGACCTTCTGGGTGGCCGGCATGGATGATATCATGCGTGGCCGCTTTGCAACCTTCTTCCATGCCTACGATGGGAAGATGTGTGAGATCAAACACTTCGGCCTCACGGCCGGCACACCGAGGTTCCCCCAGTTCCTTCGTATGCGACCCGATCTGGACTGACATCTAGATTTGGGCCATATGGTTGTTGTATAATTATAGGAGAAGGGAGAGCAATTGGTGACGATAGAGATGACCGAACGGCAGGCCGAGTACCTAACCGATATCTTGGACATGTGGATTGAAGGCTACGAAGAGTCAATCAAACAGGTCCAGGATGTCGAACAGGCACCGATGTTCGATCAGCCCGAAGACTTACTGAGGGCAGTCGACGAGTTGAACTGGCAACACGCAGACGCGGTTGACCTTAAGATCAAACTACTGGAAGCGAGGAGGAAGTGAACACACGCCCAATGCCCGCAGTCTTCCACCACTGTGTGGAGGTCTACTCAACAATGGAGAAGGAAGCCGAAGTGAACGACGATGGGATGCTCGTCTGGACAGGCTACACAACGAAGCTGTTCAAGCGACTGAACCTAGCCGTTCCGCTCTTCACGTCCGTCACTCAACACCTCAAGCGGATGGATTGTATTCGTCAGCTGGCACGAGGTGGTGGGAGTTCGCCGAGTGCGTGGTTGCTTCTGCAGCCACCGACAGAGACTCTGTTTGGAGCGCACACGGTGTACAAGCCCACAAAGGCTGACGACATTCTCAGTCAGAGGCTTCGTGACCAGCAGGAACTGATCAACGACCTGAACAACCGGGTCGAGATTCTGGAGGCTAGGGTTGGCTGATCTGCCCGAGTCGACGCAGACAACGTTTGAACAAGCCAGGATGTGTCCGAAGTGTAAGCATTACGGTACACTTCTGGGCTCTGTGCCTGGTCCCAGAGGCTCCAAGGTCGAGACCTACAAGTGTGAGACAGAGGTCTGTCCTTGGTACAACACCAGCTGGATCGTTCAGATCAATCAAGACGGTTCGATCCCCAACAGGACCGAAGGTCCAAAGGAGTTTCCTGTGCTACCTGACTCTCAACGACAGGCGTACGAGGACTATCTCGCTCGGCTCGCAGCCGAAGATAAGGGGGGCCATTGAGGTGTCGTCGGCGGCTGGCGGCCGCCGTACTCGTGCTGCTTGCAACAGCATGTTCACCCGAAGAGTTGATCCGAGCCCGTTGGGCAGGTACGCCCCATGAAGATAAATTCGTACAGCTCGCCCAAAGGGAGTCTGGCCTTAGTTGTAATCCGCCTAGAAACGGTAACGGGTCCGGACTATTCCAATTGGCCGGACACCAGGACATGGCAGACGCTCTTGGATTTACTCGGGAAGAGGTCGCAAGTAATTGTCTGGTCAATATCGAAATTGCCTGGAGGCTATACCAGAACTGTGGGACTGGTCCGTGGACGCCTATCCGTGTCAATGGTAAAACGGTTTGGCCCTGCACTCCAGGTCGTTGAACGGAAGGACAAGTACGCAAAGTGATCATCAAACAAACTGACGAACCAAAGCTAACAAAGTTGGGTGACAACCTTACCGTCTTCTCCGCATCCTCTCGGTCTCGTCCAGGCACTTTTCACTTCGTGGTTGCGTACCCAGACGAGCGTGGCATCCAGTGCACATGCGAAGGGTGGAGATACCAAGCACACTGCTGGCACGTCGAGCAAGTACCGTTGTGCCTAGCCAAACAAGCGAAGACTACCTTTGGCACCAACAACAAAGGACATGTGTTTAACATGCAAGCCATCACTGAGTGCTACTACGTCGAAGGACACCAAGGAGAGCATTCGTGGGAGACATAGAACATGACATGGAACTGTACGACATCCAAGACCAAGCTGACACAGTTGGTTGGCTGACACCGATCGAGTACGCAAAGCTTCGTGGTAAGTCGTCACAATTGATCTACTACTACATCCGGAACAAGGTCATCGAAACGGAGTACTGCCGCTGTGGAAGACGAGTTCTTCATGTTGGAACAGCCGACAAAGCGTTGGAGGCGAAAGCTCTCGCACGAGGGAAGCAGTTGGATGCCAGATCAGACGATGAGCGAGACGAAGGACAAGGGACTGATCTGCAAGAACTGCCACAGGAGGATCCTCTGGCATAACTTGGACACCTGGTACGAGATGCAAGGCACTGACACCTACAGACTTTGGGTTTGTGAGTGTGGCGTTGTTCTCAAGGAAGACAACATGACCGACCTAGGCATGGTCTACGAACTGGAGGTGCAAGATGGTTATGAATGGTGACGAAGTCAACGAGATCAAACCCCAGCCGACCCCAATCACCTACAAGATTGGTACGGCGCGAATGCAGAACGGTCAAGAGCTTGTTCTGATTCAGTTCCTCTTGGTGACGGGCTCAACAGTTCTGTTCTTGGAGAGAGAGCAAGCAGGCATGTTGGCTGATGCCTTGAAGGCACACTCATCAGGTCTCACAGTGACTAAGCAGATCCCAGACTTGTCCAACGTGGACGATCTCATGCGGAGGATCAAGGGAGAAGGATCATGACCACGCAAGAGCAGATCGCCTGGAGGGGGTTCATCGCCGGAGTTTGTGTCGGCTGTGTTGCCTTGCTCGTCATTCTGTTCCTGGGCGGTGCGCTATGACCCCGCGAGAGCAGATCGCCTACCTGCGCGACTGGTGCGAACCGCTGACTCATCCGGTCGGCGTCGAAGCTGAAATTCTCGCCGTCTGCGATCTGGCCGAACGTGCGCTGGCCGCCGAGCGAGCACTAGAGGTTTGTCAGACCAAATGTGATCGATTGACCATCAAAACCACGCTCACCGACAACGAAACCGAAGCGAGCAGGGCGTTCCAGCGATGGGGAGGGTCACATGATTGGCCCGAAGTGAAAGCCGTCCTGCGTCGTCTGCTCGGGGAGGAAGTGAACTCGTGATTGAACTGTACCCCTTCCAACAAGAAGATATGGACAAGATCGGTCTTCTGCCTGGGGTCATGATTGCTAACGACATGGGCACAGGGAAGACTGTAGAGGCGCTCTGGCGAGACGAACTCATTCGCGATCTAGGTGGAAACGGCTGTAGCCGAACACTAGTGGTGACTCCAATGAGTGTCATTCCCACCTGGGAAGATCACTGTGAGATGTTTGACTTGCTAGCCAAGTCAATCGACCCGAAGGACAGAGCACGATCATGGGATCAGTTTATCAACAATCCTTATGAAGTGTTCATCGTCCACTGGGAGGCACTTAGGCTAATGCCTGAGTTGCTCACTGTCCGATGGATGCATGTTATCGCTGACGAGTGTCATCGAATGCAGAATCGTAAGGCACAGATGACACAGGCGATCAAGAAGATCCCCACGTCGTACCGCACGGCCATGTCTGGAACACCCACCACAGGGCACCCGGAGAAGTTCTGGTCGTCGCTCAACTGGATTGACAAGAAGCAGTTTGGGTCTTTCTGGAAGTTCTACGCCGAACACGTTGAGTACGATGTCAAGTTGCCCCAAGGGTACCACGTCATTAAGGGACCCAAAAACGTTCCGGCGCTACTAGCGAAGATCGAACCCTACTACGTACGACGGACAAAGGAAGAGGTGCTTCCTGATCTGCCTGACAAGTACTACGACAAGATCTGGGTCGACCTCTCACCTGTACAGCGTAAGGCGTACAACCAGATGAAGAACGACATGGTGGCGTGGGTCAATAAGCAAGGTGACACGCCTCTGATCGCACCAGCTGTTATCGCCCAGCTCGTACGTCTCCAACAGTTCGCAGTGTCGCATGCTGAGGTGACTGGAGAGGGCGTACGTCTAAGCGAACCTAGTAGCAAGCTGGACGCCTTGATGGACATCCTCGAAGACAACCCAGACAAACAGTTCGTGGTCTTTTCAAACTTCAAACAGCTCATTACCCTACTGGAAGCGCGACTGAAGAAGGAAGGAATCACGTATGGGCTTCTCACAGGAGACGTGGATCAACGAGATCGCGGAAGGGCTGTCAGTGACTTCCAATCGAAGAAGACGCGTCTATTCATTGGGACGGTTCAAGCTGGTGGTGTCGGTATTACGCTCACTGCCGCCTCAACAGTCATCTTCCTGGATCGAAATTGGAGTCCAGCTCTCAATCTCCAAGCCGAAGACAGGCTCCATCGTATTGGCCAAGCTGAATCTGTGCAGGTCATAGACATCATGGCTAAGAACACCGTCGACCGTGGACGCTTCCAGACCATCGAGATGAAGCACAAGTGGATCCAACAACTCCTAGGAGACATATGACTGACCTTTGGAACCGTATCAAGAGGTCGTTCGGATGTTACCCACCTTGTCCACATAAGAAGCCCTGGGCTACGGTGAAGATCCAGAAGAGTGACAAGGACACATTTGAGTTCTTCCTGCTGGCCTACGGTGACGAGATGACCCTGAACTACGATGGACAGATCGCAGAAGTCAAGATCGAGCATCACTACCTAGAAGGAGAAGCTCCAGAAGAAGCCTCTTGAGAAAGTCCATCTGACTACTATATAATTTAAGTACACAATAGCAAAGGAGACCAAGTGCAACTTGTCGAAGTGGACCCCAACGAGATCCCCAACTTCCGAGAGTCCCACAGAGGTCGTGTGTCGTATCCTCTGCTCAAGACCTTCCTCGAGTCAGGGATGATGATGGCACAGATCGATCGGACGGGCATGCAGCAGACGTTGCAGTCGCTGTCCTCGTGTCTGAACGCCTACATCAAGAGCCACAACCTACCCGTGAAGCTGTTCACACGTATGGGCCAGATCTACCTGGCACGGCTGGACCTCAACGAGGACGGCTCGGTGAACGAGAACTGGAAGGAAGATCATGACCTCGAGAAGCAGGCACTAGCCAAGGGTGAGCCTACGCCCATTGGTCCCATGGAGGTCAAGGTCCGCTTCGCAGAGGAGAAGGACAAGGTCACGAAGTGAAGGTACTGGTCGTTTGTGCCAGAAGGTACAATGGCCATGAATTGTGGACGGCACTCGGTGTTATGCAAGAGCGTGGCATCGACTTCGAGGTAGTGTCGACAGAGACAACTGTCTTCGACGAAGTGACGTACCAAGCGAACACGATTGCCAGGACTATCAACGATGTCGACCTAGCTGAACTGGAAGACTTCGACGGTCTGATGATCGTGTCAGGTAATATGGCCGACACAGAACTCTACTGGAAGCACGAGAAGGTCCTAGAGTTCGTTCGACTCACTGACAAACAGGAGAAACCCATTGCGGCAATCTGTTGTTCGGTCCCTACGATCCGTGAGGCAGCGCGCGACAAGAAGGTGTCGTTCTTCCCTCTGGTTCGTTCCCGCCAACTCCTTTCCAATGCCGGAGCGATCCTCCAGACGGTGGCTCTGACAGTCGATGGAAGACTCGTCACCGCAGAGCATCAGATGGCATCTCAGATGTGGGCGAATGCGTTCAGCGATGTCCTACTGGGAGTTGATCCAGACGTTCGGCTCGTCGACTCTGGCTATGTCCCCAAAGGCCGAGAACGAAAGCCCATCCCCATCGTAGAGAAGATCCGGAAGATTCAGGAGGGGAAGAGTGACTGACTACAACGTAGACCAAGGTTCGTTCGTCCTGACCCCTATTGGGTGGCGAACAACTAGGACTAGCCTCGAGAAGAGGATCGAGTCCTACTTCGACTCTCTACATACAGGCCTGTGGTCAAGGTCGTGGGAACTCATCCAGACTTCGAGTCGAAAGGAAGCAGTTGACTTCGTCATCAAGCTCCTGGAGGACTTGAACATTGCAATTGTAGAGCCGGAAATCTTGGATGACCCCTTGATTCAGTCCAATGGACACGAGTAAACTTATAGTACCGATGAGCGTTATACCGATACATACTTCCGACAGGATCACTTTCAAACAGTGTCGTCGGAAATGGGACCTGTCGTCACGTATCCGGCAGAACCTGAAACCGAAGCAACCGGCTAAGGCCCTTGAGTTCGGTACAGCGATTCATGCGGCGCTTGAGGTGTACTACGAACCCCAACTCTGGCGTGCTGACCGTGAAGTCGTACAGCAGTGCACGTTGGCGAGGTTCATCGAGGTCACGAAGGAGCACAAGGCAGCTCGTGGTGAACTCTCCGAAGAGGACAGGATCGACTTCGAAGACCGAATGGATCTTGGTCTAGGGATGCTGCGTCACTACTTCCAATGGGCTCCAGCACACGATAAGTTCATACCTGTCCTTGTTGAGGCCAAGTTCGAAGTACCGATCACAGGTCACGATGCTATGTATCGGGGTCGTATGGACCTTCTGATCGAAGACTTCGACGATCGGTACTGGATCGTTGACCACAAGACAACTGCCAGGATGGAAGACGAGTTGCCATTCCTGGAGTTGGACGAACAATGTGGTTCGTACGCTTGGGCTATGCAAGAGCAGCTCGGCATCAAGGTTGCAGGGGTTATCTACAACGAACTGTTTAAAGGATACCCCCAGCCCCCTGCGATGAACAACTCGCAGAGGCAAGGTCGTTGGTTCTCTGTCAACCGTCAACAGAATACATCCTACGAGATGGTGATGCAGACGTTGACGGAGGCCAACGAACCGATCCAACTGTACACTGACTACCTGAACTTCCTGCAAGCTGACGGTAAGACGTACTTCAAGCGGACGCAGGTACACAGGTCACAGGAGGAGTTGGAGAACCTGGGCAAGCAGATCAGTATGGAAACGTCTGACATGCTTGACCCTCAAATCAGAATCTACCCAAACCCGAACAAGTTCAGTTGCCGCTTCTGCGACTACCGTCTTCCGTGTATGGCAATCAACGACGGTTCAGACGTGGAATGGATCCTCAAGGAGAACTACCAGGTTGACAACGGTTGATACACTGACGCAAAGAACTCTTGGAGGCCTCAAGGTCGACCAAGTCATCGATCGTACACCATGGTTCAACTTCTTGGTGTATGGTGACCCCGGAGTGGGCAAGACCATGTTGTGTGGGTCTGCTCTCGCCGTACCTGAAATGAATCCAGTACTGTTCGTAGACGTCGAAGGTGGAACTTTGTCTCTCAGGTCAAAGTATCCAAACGTCGACGTCGTCCGAGTGAACAGTTTCGACGACGTTCAGAAGGTGTACGACGACCTCTACAAAGGTAAGACTCCGTACAAGACAGTCGTCATCGATTCGCTGACTGAAATGCAGAAGTTCTCTATGTATGGTATCATGGAGAAGGTCTTCAAGAAGGATCCGGATCGAGACCCAGACCTGCCTGGGATTGGCGAGTGGGGTAAGAACACAGAACAGATCAGAAGGATGGTTCGGGCTTTCCGTGACCTTCCGATGAACTGTCTGTTCACTTGCCTCGCTATGGACAACAGGGATCCCAAGACAGGCGTAGTAACCATCAAGCCGTCCCTGTCGGCAAAACTCAGCAACGAGGTCAGTGGGTTCGTAGACATCGTGATGTACATGTACATCAAGGTCGTCGACGGACAGAACCAAAGACTTCTGTTGACGAGTGCAACAGAGAAACACGTCGCAAAGTGGCGCGACGCCCCGGAGCCACTCCCGGAAGCAGTCATTGACCCAACGATGCAGACCTTACATCGACTCATTTACCGAGAGGACAACGAGACATGAAGATCAACTTTGCCGAGACCGAGGTCCAGGACTTCGAGCCACTGCCCAGCGGGTGGTACACCGTCGCAGTGACGGACGGTGAGATCCGCGAGTCGGGTCCGCAGTCGAAGAACCCTGGTGCGGAGTACATCCACTGGGAGTACACCGTGCAAGAGGGTCAGTTCGCCAACCGCAAGGTCTGGGACAACACGACTCTCTTGCCGCACGCACTCTTCTCCTTGAAGGGCCTTCTCGGAGCTGCAGGGTTCCCCGTCGACGGCGACCTCGACTTCGAGATCGACGATGTCATCGGCAAGCAAGTCCAGGTGAAGCTGTCGCAGCGCGACGCTGACAACGGCAACACCTACAACGACGTCAAGGGTTACAAGGCCGCCGGAGCTTCCGTCGGCAGCAATTCTCTGCTACCTTCATAACTATTCCGCCGGACACGCACCCAGGTAGTAGAGAAGTCCCCATAGCTCAATGGCAGAGCTAGCGCCCGGGCAATCAAACAAGTGGCTCGATCTGGGGTTCGATTCCTCAGTGGGGACCGGGGTAACAAATTTCAACTGTCCGGGGGTGTTATGTCGATTGCCGTTCCTGAAACGGCGGAGAAACAAACTACCTTCTTCCGCTTCATATTTGGTGACACAGAAGGTTTCGTTTGCATTGCCGCCCGGAATGTCATCAGTCATCAATTCATGGAAAGGTTCTACAAATGGCCAGATGATATGGTAGCGATGATCGACTACATCAATACGAACAGTATGGGAGCGGACATCTATTATTGCCCCATGCTGTTTCATACTGGTAGACGATCGAAAGAGACAGTCGCTACTTGTACGACAGTCTGGGCTGACCTAGACTTCTGTACCCCTGATAAGATGCTCGTCGAACCTTCAATGGTCATCGAGTCCTCACCGCGAAGGTTTCAAGCCCTGTGGCGCCTTGAAGAAGACACGGACCCGGATGTCGCAGAAGAGTTGTCCAGACGTATTGCCTACTTCCATGAGGCTGATGGTTGTGACAAGACTGGCTGGGACCTAACTCAACTGCTGAGAGTCCCTCTAAGCTACAATCATAAGTACCAAGGCATCGGACTCGTCACCGTTCAGTTCAAGTCAGCTAAGAACGTTGCCTACAATGTCGAAGACTTCGATGCCTATCCTAAGACGGAAGGATACCAGAAGACTGAGTACCCCATTCCGGACGAAATGGATCTTCAAGACCCCGATCAGCTCCTTGAGATGTACAAGAACAAGTTGCAGCCGACAATCTGGGGCCTGTACAGTCTAACTCCTGAGCACGATTGGTCTAAGGCTCTTTGGCAGTTGCAGATGATCTGCTTCGAAGCCGGAATGGATCGAGCAGAAGTGTTCTCCATCGCCCGAGCTGCCAAGTGCAACAAGTACCAGAGAGACAACAAGTCCGAGATGTTGCTCTGGAAGGAAGTCTGTAAGGCCCACTTAAGGTATCAAGACACTCATGGCTTCACTGTGGTGTCTGGATTCAACGACGTACCCATCTTGACCGACGAGGAGAGAAAGTGGGCAGAGAACGAATCGGGTCTAGTCGAGGAGTACATTGAGTGGTGCAAAAGCCTTGGAGACGCAGCTTGGCAGTATCACCAAGCAGGGGCATTTGTCGTGTTGAGTTCATTGTTGGCAGGGAAGGTAAGGCTGCCTACGTCGTTTGGAGTTGTGGTGCCAAATCTATGGTTCATGATTCTGGCAGACACGACCCTCACCCGAAAGACAACTGCCATGGACATGGCTATCGACTTAGTCTTAGAAATCGACTCCGACGTCGTCTTGGCGACCGATGGGTCTATCGAGGGCTTATTCACAAGCTTGGCAGGGAGGCCGAACCGCCCTAGTGTCTTCCTGAGGGATGAGTTCTCCGGTTTGCTAGAGGCCATAACAAAGAAGGACTACTATGCAGGCATGGCAGAGACACTCACCAAACTCTACGACGGTAAGTTCCAGAAAAGAGTTCTTAGGAAAGAGACAATTGAAGTACGGGACCCTGTACTTATTCTCTTCGCCGGGGGGATCCGTGACAGGGTTCTTTCTCTACTCACTTACGAACACGTCGCCTCCGGCTTCCTTCCAAGATTTATTTTCATCACCGCCGAGTCCGATGTCACAAGACTCAAGCCACTAGGCCCACCCACTGAAAGGTCACTAGGCCAGAAGGACATCTTGATGTCCCGACTCAAGCACGTCAGAGCTCACTATGACCAAGTGCAACAGATCCACGTCGACGACAAATTGTTCACTTCACCAAAGCGGTGGGACGCTACGTTGACTGACGATGCTTGGAAGAGGTACAACCAGATCGAGAACGACATGTTGATGTCAGCACTGAACTCTTCATACAGGGATGTGTTGACTCCTTCGTTCGATCGTCTAGCCAAGTCCGGCCTGAAGGCAGCTGTACTATTGTCAGCAGCTAGGCGACTACAAGACAGAGTAGTCGTAGAGGAGGAAGACCTCATACGAGCCTTTGCCTATGTGGAACAGTGGCGTAAGTATACACTAGATGTCATCTCCAACCTCGGACGGACTGGAGCAGAAGCAGAAGTCCAACGAGTGTTGCAGACGGTAGTAGCCAAGCCAGGAGTGATGCGAAGTGAAGTCATGCAAAGGTACAGACTGAACTCTCGTGACGCTGACGGTATCTTGGCTACGTTGGAACAGAGAGCACTCATCAACCGAGTGAAATCTGGACGTGGTGAAAGGCTATACCCGACCAACATGTAAGGAGCCCCATGTCAACACTTGCAATCGTCAGCGGTGGTATGGATAGCGTCACGCTACTCCATATGCTCCACGACGACGGAGAGAAGCATCTGGGCGTGATCAGTTTCAACTATGGTCAGCGCCATAACAAGGAACTGTTCTTCGCCGAACAGAACTGTAAGGACCTCGAAGTCCCCTGGACTCTAGTCGACATGAGATTCATGCGAGACCTCTTGAAAGGGTCAGCTCTGACTGACATCAATGTCGATGTCCCAGAAGGACACTACGAAGCAGAGTCGATGAAGGCAACCGTAGTCCCGAACCGAAACATGATCATGATCTCGATCGCCGCCGGCTTTGCCGTCGCTAACGAGTACGATCAGGTCGCTGTAGGTATCCACTCTGGTGACCATGCTGTCTATCCTGACTGCCGACCTCTCTTTGCCGAGAAGATGAACGAAGTACTCTTCGTGGCAACAGATGGCTTCTGGGGTGCCTGGGCTGATCACCTGTACACACCGTTCATCTTCGCCTCCAAGGCTGACATCGTTAGCCAGGGTCATACGCTAGCGGTTGACTGGACCAAGACGTGGTCGTGCTACATGGGAGGGGACATCCATTGCGGAAGATGCGGCACATGCGTCGAGCGAAAAGAGGCATTCGTTCTGGCGGAGGTCACCGACCCGACGGACTACGAGGACCCGGGCTACGAGATCATGGCGAACCGATGACCGGCATCGTCCTAGACCCAGATGACGAGTTCGAATCCGCGCTCATGTCTTTGGTAGAGCACCACAGGGAGAAGGCCCTAGAGTATGGAGGTGAGGATGCCTACCAGAACATTCTTGACATCGCCGACATGGAGAGCCTTACACCACTTCAAGCGTGCGATGTCCTACTGGCGAAACATCAGGCGTTCCTCAAGGGCTGGAAGACTCGAGGAACAGCTACGGCGTCATACGTAGATGATGCCTACCTAGACAGGGCAGTCTTCTCTGTCATCTCATTAGTACTCTACAGAAGGGAGTACGATGCAGACAGTGACAGTGAAGCACAACTTTGAAATGGCTCACCGGCTTCAACTGCCTGGTAAGTGTCAGAACATCCATGGCCACTCTTGGGTGTGTACACTCGAGGTCTTCGGTGACGTCGACGAACGTGGGATCATCATCGACTTCCATGTCCTAAAGGAATGGTTCAAAGCGTTCCTCGACAAGGAGTTCGACCATCGTCTACTTCTGTGGGAGAAGGATCCTTGGCTCGGGCAGCTTCGTGACGTTTCGAAGAAGCCAGAGGGCATAGAGTTGTATCCGCCTGGAATTCGTCTGTTCACCTCAGACCCAACGACCGAGTCCATCGCTAGGTACATTGGGCAGTCGGCTCGACAGTTGTTCGGACTTCAATACAGGTACCGTACGGTTCTCGAAGAGGGCCTACATAACGGTGCTAGTTGGGAGGGTTAATGGAATTCCTCTTTGGGGTCCTTCTTGGCTGTGCCATCTGGGGCCTAGGCTACTGGTGGGGGAGGCGAAGTGTTGAGAGTAAGTGAACACTACGTGAGTACACAAGGTGAAGGACCAAGGACTGGTGAGCTGACTCAGTTCCTTCGCTTCGCTGGATGCAACATGAGATGTGCAGGCTGGCCTTGTGACACTCCGTACGCCATCTTCCCAGAGATCTGGCGTGTCGATTCTAGAGTCAAGACGATCGACGACATAGTCTTGGACTGCCTAGAGAAGAAGCCAGTCAAGTGGGTCTGTTGGACGGGTGGGGAACCTTTCCTCCAGAAAGAAGATGAACTGTACACTCTCGCCAGATATCTCTGGGACGAGAACTTCAAGTTGGAGTGCTTCTCCAATGGTTCATTCTTGTTTCCCGCTTGGGCACTAACCGGTATGAAGTTCATCATGGATTGGAAGCTTCAAGGTTCAGGTGAAGCTGGCAAGTTGAGAGACGTTCGTACAAAGAATGCGCTGTCCCTACTCAGCAAGGACGCTATCAAGTTCGTAGTGGCAAACGAGAACGACTTGTACGAAGCGAAGCATGAGTACCAAGAGTTAGTAGGCCAAGGGTGCTTGGCCCAGTTCTACGTAGGCGCAGTGTGGGGTAAGGCTGACGATGCCGCCATCGTCGATTGGCTAGTCAAGGAGAAGTTGGATTGGAAGTTGAACGTACAGGTGCACAAGTACATTTGGTCTCCGACACTGAGAGGAGTGTAATAAAGGAACGTCGAGCCATTGTCAGGACTCGACGCTTTCTAATGCGTGCCGTCCCGAATGCTCGGTGGGAAGACAGTCAACACCTACAAGAAACACCTCGCCGTTTTCTGAACATGCTGCACGACTTGACTACACCCGAAGAGTTCGAGTTCACAGTCTTTGACAACGACCTCCGCAAGGACGAGATGATCGTCATCAAGGACATTCCGTTTGTGTCCTTGTGTGCTCATCACTTGATTCCGTTCTCTGGCTACGCCCACATCGGTTATATCCCTATTGGGAAGATCGCCGGGCTGTCAAAGTTTCCACGCGCGGTCAAGTATTGGTCGAAGGGTCTTTGGACGCAAGAGGATCTGACTGACGCAATCGCACACTACCTGTTCGACATGCTCGAGGAACCTCTTGGCCTTGGGATCGTTATGGAGGCCGAACACATGTGTATGACGATCAGAGGCGTACAGGCTCCAGGTGTCAAAACGATCACGTCGACGATGTTGGGGGTCTTCCTGGATCCTGAAAAGCAGGCACGTGCAGAGTTCTTCCGTCACGTTGATAAGGGCTAGAGGGGTAGAGTATAATATGGAGATAGTTGACATTCAACAGCAGTGCTTGGACGACTCCGAAAGGTGGTTCCCGGATGTAGCCCATAGCCTAGGCTACATGACCATTGCAATCACTGGCGAACTCGGAGAGTTCTGTAACCTCTTCAAGAAGATCGAAAGGGGGTCTATCGAACTAACGGAAGAAGTCCATGTTGAGTTGGCGTTCGAATTGTGTGACGTGTTCATCTATTTGATGAACATGGCAGCAATCATGAACGTCGATATGGAAGTGATGTACCAACTGAAACGGGAATACAACGAAAAGAGGTTTAGTGCAGGTAGCCCTGATAACGCCGATGGAGATGTTGGGACTGACGGGGATGACGAGGTATCAGATGGTACTACCTCATTTGTGCCGATATCCGATGTACTTAAACCACTACAAGGGGGGAAGTGACTTCAAGATCCTGGACAACGGGGTTGCGGAAGGTGTCGAGACGGAGTGGGATGATCTCTTCAACATCGCTGCACAGCTCGGCGTTCATGAGATCGTGGTTCCCGATGCTATGGGTGAGTGTGATCGCACTATTGACTTGGCCCTGGACTTCAAGAAGCATCTGCGTAATGGCTTTCAGTACATGGGCGTTGCTCAGGGTAAGAGCCTGGTTGAGGTCCTCAAGTGCACTACGGCCCTAGACAAGATGGGCTACATGACTACACTCGGTGTGCCACGATGCCTCAACAGAATCATCCACAAAGCATTCAGGCAGTCGTTCCTCGAAGGCATACTTCCTCGGAACACGTTCGACTTCGTCGACTACCATTGTCTAGGGACGTCGGAGTGGATCACAGAGGTCAAGGCTCTCGCAGACATCGACAGTCCGAAGCTACGTGGTATCGACACATCGTTGCCCTGTGTAATGGGCTTGGCCGGAAAGAGAATCGACGAGCATGAGTACAGAGGCCGACCCGATGACTTCTTCGGAGCTATCCCAACCGAGTGGCAGTACAACGAGTCCTACCACAACTGCGCCAAGTTCCTTACCTGGGCCCAAGCGCCACCCGTTGGCTGACTGTGAGAACTGTACGCTTAATATCGAGTCAAGTCGGTTCTGTCCCAGCGCTGGACCATCTCGTGCAAGTCTCGCCATTGTCGGTGAGGCACCGGGATATAAGGAGGCTAAAGAGGGAGTACCGTTCACTGGACCGAGTGGTCGTCTACTGGACATGGTTCTCTCCCACCACGCTGTCGACCGAGACACTGTATTCATCACGAATGCAGTTCTGTGTCGGCCTGAGAACAATCGAACGCCCACGGCAGCTGAGGTCAAAGCTTGCCATGGCCGGCTGGTGGCTGAGATACAGGCTACAGGCGCCGAGACCATTCTTGCTCTTGGCAACACAGCAGCGCACTCGTTCCTTCGATCCGATGTTGGAATCACACAACTACGAACCGGTCTAGCAAAGGAGTCGGATGTCATCCCAGGAGTCAAAGTCATTCCGACGTTTCATCCAGCTGCGTGCCTTAGACTTGCTGATCTATTCCCTTCGTTTGTTACAGACGTTGGCAAGGTTAATTCCACGGTCACGATCCACTTCGAACCCCCCAAGTGGGCTGTATTCGACGAACATGAAAGAGCAGTACAAGTCCTCGTCGAGTTGGGAAACAAATACAGTGAACTCGTCGTTGACATCGAAACCGGACTCGAAAAAGACTCCAGCTTCGAACACACCGACCGACACTCTCTCCTCTGCGTCGGATTGGGATTCGAGCCTGGACGAGTTGTTGTCATCGGAGAACAAGCCCTCAGAGACGGACGAGTCAAGCGAGTACTAGGTCAGCTTCTAGACGACAAGGATTGGATTGCCCACAATGGAAAGTTCGATCTTGCTGGGGTCCGAAGACTTGGGCGAGGGAAACTTCGTTTTGACACTATGCTTGCCTCGTATGCTCTTGATGAGCGACAGGGTACTCATGGCCTCAAATATCTGGCTGCGGAACTCCTTGGGGCCCCTAACTATGATCTTGAGGTTAAACGGTTTGTGGGTAAGGGTGACTCTTACGCCGTCGTACCTCGCGATGTCCTTTACAAATACAACGCATATGACGTTGCCTGTACACACCTCCTTGCTGAGCGATATCGAAGGGAAATGGACGCCCCCAGTGTGAAGCTGAACGCCTTCCTTACGGAGGCCTCGTCTGCCCTAATGGAGTCGGAGATGGAAGGTATCGGCGTCGACATCTCATACCTCGACACGCTGGCTGTGGAGTATGCAAAGAGCCTGGACGCGCTTGAGGACGATCTCAAACCGTGGGTGAGAAATCCTAGAAGTCCGAAGCAAGTGAAAGAGGCCCTCGATGACATGGGGTTCAGAGTCGAGTCGACAGCTGCAGACATTCTTATCGAACTGCTTGGACGATGCGAACCCGGATCAGACAGTGCACGTTTCATTAATCTCATGCTCCGAAATCGAAAAGAGGCAAAGCTGTATGGAACCTACATCAAGGGAGTCCGAAAGCGTATCTGGAATAGTCGGATATATCCTACTTTCCTACTCCATGGCACAACTACTGGAAGGCTCAGCTGTCGAAATCCAAATCTCCAGAACGTCCCCCGAGGAAGTCTCATTCGAAATATGTACGTCCCCGAGGAAGGGAATGTCTTCGTCCAAGCGGACTATGCTACGGTTGAACTGCGAGTCCTCGCTACTCTCGCCGGAGACGAATACCTACGTGGACTTTTCAACGAGGGACGAGACATTCACAACGAAATCTCCACCCAGCTCTACGGTCCCGACTTCACCAAAGAGCAGCGAGTCAGAACTAAAGCAGTCGTCTATGGCCTCTCGTATGGACGAGAGGCTTATTCAATCGCGCAAGAATACGACATGAAGGTCAACGAAGCCCAACACATGATGAACGAGTTCTTCCGAGTCATCCCTGACGTAGTAGCCTGGAAAGCATCAATCAAACATAAGGTCCTGCGCGAGTCCGAAGATCTGGAAACACCCTTCGGCCGGCGACGAAGGTTCTGGTTGATCACCAATGAGAACCGAGTGGACGTTGAAAAAGAAGCCTACGCTTTCTTTCCGCAATCGATTGCTTCTGACATCTGTTTGGCTGCGTTCATCAAACTCCGGAGCGATCATAATCTTAGTGTTCGCTTGCCTGTTCACGATAGTATTCTGGTTGAGTGCTCTCGTGGTGATTCTTCTGATGTGGCCAAACTAATGAAGGAGGTGATGTCACAAACGGCAACTGAAGTGTTCACCGACTACGTTCCATTTCCTGTCGACGTTAAAGTCGGCAATACATGGGGAGAAGTATGAAACGTTTCCTCGTGGGTAGTGCTGTTGTACTACTCGTGGGGATGGCGGGGTTATCACAGGCTGACGCATCAGTCATACGATGTGGAGGTCCATGTCCCACCATTCCCTCGACTACACAGCCAACATACCCAACGACTACTCAAGCCACCACAACCACCACGATGGCGACTACTACTAGTGCAAGCACGACTATAGCAACCACGACTACTAGTAGTACGACGACATCTTCCAGCACAACGACCACCTGTCCTGACTGTACGATCAATACGGTTGTTATCACACAACCACCAACTACCACGACACCTACAACTACACTGCCTCCGTGCTTGACGTGTAGAAGTGTCGACGTGACAACCACCGTCCAGGCAGGAGCAACCACCACAGGGGTTGGATCGTCGACCTCTGCGGCCACGACTCAACCGAGTCGAGGTATTGTCCCTGTGAACACTGTAGCGACGACATCGCCTAGTAGGGGTGTTAGCCCTGCAGAGGACGAGGTGACCACTGTAGCAGTTGCTCCTGGAGGCTCCGATGAGCTGCCTACAACTGGCGGCTTCGACCCGTGGGTCTGGGTACCTATTGGCCTGTCGCTAGTAATCATCGGAGGACTGTTCCTCTTGGTGGAGAAGCGGAAGGTATAACTTGATGGGGGGTGGCCCCACCCCCTTCAACATAAGGAGAGGAAAGTGCCCAAAGGACAACCAGCACTCGTCGGCGAAACTAGAATCAGTCAGAATGGGTACGAGTACACAAGGACACCAGTCGGATGGGTGCTCACACATAGAATGATTGCCGAGGATATGATTCTCGGGCGGAAGCTTCGTCACAACGAGCGTGTCAAGTTCCGAAACAACGACAGAACTGACCTAAGTCCTAACAACATTTACGTGGTGGAAAAGAAGTCGACATCGTCCATCGAGAAGAGGCGTGCATGGTTGCAGGCAAAGATAGATGAACTACAGGCACAGCTCGAAGAACTCGAGTAGCGTGAGCGATGGAATTCCATTGAAAATCACGAGTCTCTTGCGGTCTAACTAGAGGCAAACGCGCATCGAGTAGGGTAATCACGGGCGCTTTGCCGCGCAGGTTAGACTCGCATTAGACTTGAAAGACAGGAGACAGAGACACCATGAAGATTGTGGCCGTTGACCCCGGTGGCACCACAGGGATTGCCGAGTGGAATGTACAGGAAGAGAAGCTGTACCAGTTCCAAATTGGGCCCCAGGAGCACCACCTGGAACTGTGGGAGTATCTGTCCGCAACAGCGCCCGATCTCATCATCTGTGAACGGTTCAACTACCAGCGGCGAGAACTGGATAAAGGTGTGGCACTAGTTCTTGTTTCCCGGGAGTACATAGGGGTTTGCAAATTGTATGCCCATGCCGTGCACCATAAGCTTGTCATGCAGCAGCCTTCTTGTATGGCACTCTTCCATGACGCTCGCCTAAAGGCCCTAGGCTTCTACCGTCCGGCGATGGTTCACGCCAACGATGCTACCCGGCACCTCTTCTACTACATCACCACGGAGATGAAAGACGACACGTGGATCCGTAGAGCGAGAGAGCCGGAGTAGAGCTGCCCCGACACTACTACTCCGGCTCCACCTTAGACGCCTTTGGCTTGCGCCTCGGCGAGTTCCTTTTGTAGATTCTCCTGTGTCAACGGTGACGCAACCTTGCTACGTACGAACAGGAGTGCACCGACGAAAATCCAGGCTGCGAGTGCCAAGCCGATTGCGCCAGAGAGTTCGGGGTCCAGGCCCATGAGTACGGCGACGCCTAGCGTAGCGGTGATTGCAGCATTGATGGCTGCCATGATTGCTACTGGTTCAGTGTTCACTGTCACCTCCCTTCAGTTGTTCGATCTTGTCGTTCAGAAGGGAGATCCGTTCCTCGATCACGTCGAGTCGATCGTGTAGCGTGACCTCGCCGCCGTTGACCTGATGGTCGATCTTGTTCAACTTACTGTTCAGAAAGGTAGTAATAGCAACCAGAAGGGTGGCTATTCCGGCCAGCACTGAACCTAGTTCAAGCGTAAGATCAAACCGGGCAAGAATCACGCTGGTGAATTCCGTCCGTAGATTCGAAGCGACCTTTGCATCGTGTCCATCTTGGCTTCGATGCGAGGCGACCCTGACAAGAGGTCGTCATTACGTTGTCTGATTCGAAGGGGCGGCTTGGCCCCACACCTCAACTGGTACACGTGTGCTGCACCTGACCCTCCGTCGTCACCCAGGATGAGACTGTAGTCGGATGTCCACACAGGCCACATATTGGAGAGCCACGTCGTGCAAGTGATTGCGGACTGTGTAATGCCTTCGCTGTAGAGATGTGTCTCGAAGTACACGGAGGCCTTGCCACAGTTAGGTGTTGGGTAGAGCCCACTAGTAGCGTAGGACTGAACAGAGAAGCCGTCATCGGGATCGATCCGCTTCAGTGATCCGAAGTTGTCTGACACCCAAATGATCCCGCCTCGTTGGATCGTAGGCCTGAAGAGATCAGTCCCAGTGAAGACAACTGACTCCGTACCTGCCAAGGTTATTCTGTAAAGACTTGGACCGAGAGCCCCGTAGAGGCAATCTTCGTGGCCGGAGTAAACAAGATTCCAAGCGTTAATTGCTCCGACGTCGGTGTCACCTGTTGCGTCGTCTTCAATGACCCAGAGATGTCCACCCGTATTGGCTCGGTACCAGATTTGGTTTCCGTTGTCGACAGCGAGAGACTGGACCCCTCCAGCCTTTGTGAACCAGTTAACGGTCTGAACGAATCCTGGGTAGGTCCAACGGTCAATTCCAGTGTTTGTTGGAACGTAGAGTTGGGTGTGGTCGTCGCTGATTCCCATGACGTGTCCTCCACCAGATATCACTCCTTGTGTACTCCAGCAACTACCCAATGATGATCGGCCTTGCAGTCAGCTGCTTATCACTCCAAGCAACTCTGTACGTGAACACGTCTACCTCGACGTATGTCCCTCTCCAAGTTTGTGGGATGATCCAATCACTCCTGTGGGGATCTCTATCCATAGGCTGCCAAGGGTCCGGAGGGAACGAGTCGCGCCGTGCCAACCAAGAACCACAGGCTGGTTTCTGTGCCGGGTGAGCCTGGTTGATATGGATAGTCTTGTCTAGTGGAGTGACGTAGGCCCACATGTCACCCCAAGCGTAGTCGTACTGAAGTGCTTCCTGCAACTCCTCTAGGGCTGTTTCATTCTGTAGCCAGTCGTCAGCGTCGACGTAGTACACGTACTCGCCAGTGCCTCTCTTTAGAAGGGCGTTGCGAAGTTCGTACAACAGAAGCCCGTCGGCGAACATCACCTCGATGTTGATCTTGGCTGTTTGGGCCTCGAGCGACCTGACTAGCGGTGCGAGCATCTTGTCGCCACCGTTTCGACATGGAATCAGTACATCGATCATTCGTCGTTGTCCTCTGCAGCCGACCTGCCGTGAATGAAGTGCCCTTGGAAGTGAAGTGTCGTGGCCGCATTCTTGTGATAGAAACTTACCCACAGGAAGGAGACATCGCCAGAGAAGGTTGGGCCACCATCACCTTTAGGAATCTTGCGCCTATGGGAGAACGTCCAGTCAGATTCGTCTTTCAGAACTCCAGTAAGCGGGTCGCCGTCAGACTCGAAGCCTGGCCAGTAACCGGCACGCTGTTCGAACTGACCCCAACCGATCAAGAAGCCCTTCGGAGTTCGCTTCCAGGTACCTTCGGTGAACGGATCAATGAAGGCTGTCAAGAACGCTGTAGCGTCCCAGTCGTACACACTCACATGGAAGGGCAACGGGAGGTCTGCTGAGACGATGGTCTTCATCACGTTCATCGGACCCTCTGCCGCAACGATCTTCGTCGTCACCCATGTGTTCGGTGGCACAGCAACAGTGGAAGTACCATCGAGGTGCCGAGCGTAGGGGATGACTCCCGAACCAGCGTCATCGTCCCAGGGAATCTTGTCGTCCTTGATCGACGACGTATTCCGTTGAGTTCGCTTCTTCCTATCTGGATCCTGCCCATCAAGCTGTGCCTGCATGAGCTCGTACAGATACGGGAGATTGCGAAACTTCGTATCGACAGTCAGAGTCGTGGAAAGGTTCTCGTCGTTCTGCGTGACACCTTGGATGCCGAACAAGATCCCTGTGGCTCCTGAGCCAAAGTAGTTCTTGACTAGGATGTTCTGACCCGCCTCGATCTCAAACCTGGAGCCTTCTTCTGGGTCAGCTCGAAGAACAATCGTTCCGAAGTGGCCAATGTCAGCGTCTCGGTCTATGATCTCTTGTGCCAGACCTCTTGCCGTAGCCTTGTCGATACCATCACCGAAGTTAATGAACCGTTCTATTCTAACTTCGCCGAGGTTGAAGGTGTCAGCTCCGAAGGTAGCAGTAGACTCGTCGAATGTTAGAAGGAGGGAGTCGGATCCTGCAAAGGGATTGTAAAAGGGTCCGCCTCCTCCCGCAGCCACCGTGACAGCACCTCCGAGATGGATGTCGTATACGTTTTGGGCCCAGTACATGTTTCGGGTTGTAGTATCTGGGGTGTCGGAGCACTCTCCGTAGATGACATTGGCTGCACCTTTCCACTCTTGACTGATGTCACCTGTGAAGCCTCTTTGACCATACGAGATTGTCCAATGGACTGTTGACCTGTCTCGTAGTTTGAAGACAGGCTGGAGTGGTCTCTCTAGTGCGATCGTCCATGAGGCCCCACCATCAACTGCTTTCTGGAGTTGTTCAAGAACGTACTGGTAGGCTGACTGCCATGAGCCACTCTCCCAGGTTAGGATACCGCATGCGTTCCGGACGATCATCTCTTGGGTCCGTAGGTGCGGGCGGCTATCGAAGAACCACTGCTTGGAGACGGCGTACGAGATCGTCTGTGGATCCTTGATCGGGCTAGGCGCTCTCACGTACAGGTCAAGCTGATGCAGTGCACCAAGACAAGTGATCGTAGTGTGAGCACCGCCCTCGTCGAGATGAAACTGCCACGACTCAATCAGACCTTCCCAAAGGATCTTGGCGAACTCACCAGTAGTCAAGACTTTGTTGATCTGAATACTAGCCCACTTATTAAGCCAGGGCACACTTGTACCGGGAAGGTCAAAGCCAGTGATCTGTGGGAAGCGGACTTGTGCAACTGAGTCACCACCAGGATCGGCATACTGACGATTCACAACCTGCGCAGGAGCGTTACGATAGAACGTAACATCTTGTCCGGCGACGACAATCTGGAATCGTCCCCAATCTTGTACGACTGAACTACTTGGATCCCAGGGCATGCAGTTCCTTACGAGTAGTCAAAGATGACGATGCCGGCAGTGTTGAAGTGCAAGTTGAAGGTGTCAGCGACGGTAGAGAAGTTCGCTCCGAAGTCAAGCAAGGCAATCGCATTGTTGCCAGCAAGTGCGTCGGCATAGAGAAGCGCGCACCTCGCGTTGGTAATAGTCGAGGTAGTCCAAGCAATGTCAGGGGCGTCCCAGACTAGGAGACTTGAGGCGATAGCGAACGTCGGCGTCGCCAAAAGCATACCACCGGCTGTGTACCCTGTACCGCTGACCTCGTTTGCGTTCCAAGGGGAAACACCATAAGCAGTGTCGGTGTCGAAGTTGTTCGTGACACTGTTCGTGAACATCGCCACCTTGTGAGTGGTGAGGTCCAAGTCGAGAACGATCGTTCCCTTCAAGCCATCTCGAAGTGTCAGGCCAAAGACGCCCGATCCTGTTATTGCCATCTATGCTCCTAGGTTGGGCGACCGTTGACGATCGTTGGTGTAGGCATCACATCGGAGATGCGAAGAATTGGCCCCATCGTGTACCCTGTCGGGACAGGAGTAGGCGTAGGGCTTATGTAGCCTGGCGACACGGTCATGTTGACGGTGATCGCTTCCAGGTACACGTGAGTAGGAACACTGATTGCCGGAACTGTGACGCCGACAGTGATCGCTGGTGCATTGACAGTAGTAGGCATCAGAAAGGTCCTGACTGTGGATCGGGCTGACGTTGGAAGGTGAACGTACAGACAGTGAGGTTGCCTAGGTAGAAGGGAAAGTTGGAATCCATCTTTCGATTCGCCTTGTAGCAAAGCCAGGCATACGACGACCCGTCTAGGTCCCACGTGAGAGTGTAGTATGTCTGCTTGAAGGCAGCCATGAGTGTAGTGACCTTAGTTCGTAGGTCTGCACGACTCGAACCGTACACTTCTACCTGGACGGATGATTGAACGATGTCATCGATCGTAGACATCAAGGCACCACCAGACACGTACGCTGACTTGGCCCAGTCCTGTCTTTGACTCACCTCGCCCATGGTAAGACCATCAGAGATGACTTCGTAGCCACCCGAAGCGATCAGGTCTAGGTCTCCTAGTGCTAGGAGTGTACGTGTGATCTTTAGGGTAATCGCCATTAGGTAAACTTCCCTGCCTTAGGTGCGGCTGCGACTGCCTTAGTCTTAGCCGGCGGACCCTTCTGTGCTGATGGTTGTGCTGCACCTACTGCCTTGTTGTTTGTCTTGCCAAAGTTCTCCATCTGACTGACAAAGTCTGAGAGGTCAGCGACCTGGAAGACGTTGTCGTGGACGTCGATCGTTTGCTGGTCCATGTATCCAGAACCCCAACCATAGCCAGGTGCACCAGCGGCTGTAAGCGCTCCACCTATTGCGCCAGCATCAATGACACCAGCCAGAGGGTTCGCCTCGGGCTTGTCGAAGGGGTTTCCACCTGGGATACCCTTCCAGAAGATGTCCGACTTGAGCATCGACTCCGCACCACCAAGAAGCCAACCAAGGCCAGGAACGTCTTTCAGTCCTTGCCAGAAGCCGGAGATTATATCACCAGCTATGCCAAGGCCCATGTTGTAGAGTTGCTCTGCCTGATCACCAATGAAGTCACCTAGGGCAGCGACAATGTCAAGCGCTGCCTTAGCTGCACCTGGTGCCCACTTCTCAGTGAAGTTGTCCCAGAACCACTCTGCCCCAGAAGCAAGCGCTCCGGCCAACATTGGCCAACCTTCTTGTGCCAGCCAATCGTTGATCGCAGTGAAGCCTGCTTTCAGGTCTGTCGGTAGTTCATCCCAGCCTTGACCGAGTTGTCTGAGGAAGCCATCCCAGTCGGCCTGGAAGTTCTGCCAGCCTTGACTGAACGCGCTCTTGAAAGACCTCCAGAATTCGCCAATTGCTCCCTTGATGCCTCCCTCTTCGAAGGCCTTGTAGAGACGCTGCATCTCTTGCCAGATCCTGTCGACGAAGTCCTTGAACTTCGCACTATTGTTGTACAGCCAGATGATCGCGAGGACCATTCCACCAATAGCCAAGGCACCTAGGATGAAGAGGCCAATGAGGGGTAGTAGGCCAATGCCTAGGAGTTCAAGGACACCTCCGATAATCAGAGCAATGCCGGCTAGCGAGAGCAAGATACCAAAGAGGATCATGGCAGCGAAGGTAGCCAACGAGATCCACACAATCAACTTCTTTGTATGCGGATCCAAGCTAATGAACTTCTCCACGATCTTCTGGACGAAGTCGACAGCCTTCAAGAAGATGGGAAGGACGATCTCGCCGATGTATGTCTTCAGAATCTCCCAGTTGTTCTTGAGCAACTGAGTCTTGACGGCAACACTGTCGGCCATGATATCGTAGGCAGTCTTCATTGCCCCGGCAGAGTCCTTCATGTCCGCCGTGAACCCTGCCAAGCCTTCGGGATTCTTTAGAGCAGTGTCCCAGAATCGTCTAGCCTGAATAGTACCACCAGCACCCTTGAACAGTTCGTCAAGGAACTTAGCCAATTCGGGCGCCTTCATGCCTGCGGTCTTCTTAGCTAGGTCGGTAACGACGTCAGAGATGGCTCGGAAGTTACCCTCGGAGTCCTTGACCTTGATGCCCATCTTCTCGAGGCGGTCAACAATCTTTGGGTTGGCATAGCTGTCGAGAGCACGGGCGGCTGAAGCTGAAGCCATGGCGGTACTAAGACCATTACGAGTCAAGAACGCGAGCATGCCGCTTAGGTCTTCGATCGATTGACCGGCTCTCACAGCGGACGGAATCGACCGACCAATTGTCGAGGCGAACTCTTCGTAGGTACCCTGGCCCTTCTGGACCAGTTTGAACATGATGTCTTCAACTCTGTTGACGTCTTCAAGAGGCAACTTGAAAGAGTTCAGAATTGCAATAGTAGCACGACCAGCAGTCTGAATGTCAACCTGACCTGCCACAGCAGTCCGAGCGAACGAGTCCAACAACATCTCAGCTTGACCCAAGTTAGCATCGGTCGAAGAGAAGATGTCGTACAACGCTGTCTGCATCTGATCGAATGGCGCACCGACTTGAGAACCTACACGTCGAGCAATATCTTCGACCTGCTGTAGCGTTGCACCCTGTGCACTAACCTGGGTCAGAGTAAGAGCTGACTGTCTTTGGTACTCGACGGCAGCATTGATCATGCTACCATAGAATGCAATGCCAGCTGCGCCCGTGGCAGCCATCGCTACGCCAACGCCCAAGAGGGCCTGCCCAGCATGGATCTGCCTACGGGCCGCAGCGTCGGCCTCGTCCTGCGCTCTGTTGAAGGACCGGCCTACGTCGGCGATGACACGACTCGCCTGATCCTTAGCGCGGAGGACTAGCAGCACCTCACGGACGCTTAGCGGCATCTTCCTTAGCCTTCTCTGCTCGGGCCATTAGAAGCAGCTTGACCGCTTCTACTTCTAGCCAGTCCTCGGCTCGGAGTTGACTTGGCGTACAGTGCATCTCGAGAGACAATGCTGCTATGTCGATTAACCTGGCTATCTCTAGATCGAGATCCGAAACTCTTCCGAGATTACGTACCTCTCTTCGGATCTCGTTTGCTAGTTTCCCAGGTCTACCGGCGCATTGTTCATGAGATCGATGTAGCCAGCGATCTCCTCACCAATTCTGGGGTCGAGCAAGTGGACGTGGACGGCCTGCTTGAAGTCAAGCAGATTGCCGATGTCATCCTCCAAATTGTGGGAGACGATGCAGTTCTTGAACTCGAACTCGGTAGCAGCCGTCTGAGCCATGTCCATTACCATCTCAGCTGACTGATTCTGCTGCTGCTTCCTGTCAACCTTCATAGCAGCACCGAACGACATTTCCTGCCGCTTCATCTTCTCACCGTACGACAAACGTCGTAACTCCACAAAG